AAATATGTAGAAGATGAAGTTTATTATTTTTGTACACAGATCGATAACAATGTCGATAGACATTATTTAGACACGGTCCCAGACACAGGGTTGGGGGCTTTAGCAATCAGAGAAGATCAAAGTATTTATTTTCCTGCAAGACCTACAATGGCTGCAACGTTTAAAAATACTTTGTTCGTCAATGGTGGGGAGGGCAATGGTGGGACGCTCTTCTACTCTGTGGCTGGTAAACCTTGTCAATACCAAGCATTAGATTATTTCTCTGTCGGAGATGCTGATGGTGGAGAAATAACTTGCTTGAAAAATTTCAACGATGTTCTTCTTGTATTCAGAGAAAGAGCGATAGATATGGTTGTTGGTAACCCTATCGATGGATTTAAATTTGTTCCTGTAATTAAAGGAATAGGTTGTCCTTCAAGACACGGAGCCGTTACTGTACCATCAGTAGGCTGTGCGTTTATAAATAAAGACGGAGTTTATTTGGCAGTAGGATCTGCTGGTAACAACGGATCTTCTATTCAAATAAAAAAATTATCTGATGAAATAGACAACCACATAAACAGATTGAATGTTTCTGCTCTATCAAAAGCACAAGCAATCTATTCAAAGAAGTGGAGAGAAATTCATTTTTATACTTGTATCGACGGAGAGCAATCAACAAATGTAGGTTTGATTTTTCATCTTGACACTGCTGGTTGGTCATTTAGATCAGATCATTTTAAAGTAAATACAATCACAGCAGATGACGATGGAGAACTTATCTTTGGAACTTGGGAAGGGTTTTCTCCTGATGCTCCTGATGTAGATCCAGATGAAGCAGGACTTTATTTTATTTCTGGATTTAGATCAGCAGGAACTTTCTTCTCACAAGCACAAGATTCTATTAGAGCAAAGGATCCTTTGACTGCAAAGTTTGTTTCTAAAGAACACGACTTTGGTTATGGACCACAGAAGAAAGCAATAAAATATTTATATATTTATATGCTTGCTGGTGGAGATACTAAGTTAGACATAAGTTATTATGCTGATAGAGATTATAAAAATAAAATTACATCAGGCTCAGAGAAAATGCAAAACCCTGAATTACAAGATCAGGACGTTTACTCATTAGGTAAATTTGGTTCTGCTGTATGGGAGAGGTCTGACCTAATTACTTTGAGATTTGATATAGCAAATAAAAAACTTTCCTACTTTAGATGGGAATTTGAAACAGATGAAGACATCCAAATGCTGGGTTATTCATTAGAGTTCAATACTGATAACACCAGAACAAGACAAGGAAAATTCTAAAAAAATAAAAATAATTTGGAATGAGTTTATAAATCTGTGTGCTATGGTTATACACAACCAAACAAACAAAGGAAAATAAAGAATGCCTATAAAACCTAAACAAAGAGAATTAAGAAATAATAATATTATTGAACCTAAAGATTTTGATAAAGAATATGATAGTCTGAAAGGTTTAGTAAATAACGGTCTTGACAGACAGAACTTACCTGTTGCTGGTATAGATGCTTCAGCATTTAAAAATAATTCTTTTGTTAGTTACTATCAAAAATACTGGAAGTTAGATGAAGACTACACTGCTAGTCCTATTTCTGAAAGAGGAAACGGAGTTTTAAATTTTGATGAAATGCCTGCTCAGACTTATGATAGTTATGCTGGTGGTTGGTTTGAAAGTCATAATCCTTTGGTTGTTGAAAATTTAAGAGAAGGAATGTGTCAGGTAGAAATGAATCTAACTTATTTTATGAATAAAATAAATCTTGCTGGTTATGCTACAGCAGTAGCGTCACCTGCACCTTCTATTATAAAAGCAGATTTAGGATACTGCCAGTTCCACATTACATACAATGGATCTGTTATTGCAGACACAGGAAAAATTTCTAGAAATCTACAGACTATTCATCTCTGTGCTTCTATTCCAGTAGCTACAGGTAAAGGTGAATTCAACATTGCTTGGAGATTTAATGGTAGAAGACAAGATCTTACTAACTATCCTTTGAATGCTGGTATGTTTTATTGGACTGGTGGTGATATGCTAGTAATAAATTATTATAGGTAGGAGCGGATATGAGTACAGTAAAAAATAATTCTTTTCAAAAATCTTATGGTGAGACAGTCACTGCTTCAGATGTAAATAATAAATTTACAGATATGGAAACAGCCACTCTTACTATTGATTCTGATAATGTTAGATCACAAGGAATAGATAGAATAAATCTTACAGGAACTCCTGTATTGAAAGCATTTGAATATTCTTTTAATAATTATAGATCAGGAGGATTTAGTTATTCTTTCTATACAGATGATACAAGAGCAGGTGGACCAACTCAAGTTTCAATGCATCAACTTCAGCACATTGGTGTCGATGGTAAGTATCAACTATTCCTTACAGATGATGGTACTTCTACAGGAAATCCTACAACTCTTGCTGCTGGAGATTTGTTGAGAATAAAATTTGGTTTTAATTTTTATGGAGATACAACTTGGTTCTTATCTCAGGATGGTGTGGTACCAAGAACACAGACAGGATGTTTTATTATTTTTCCTGCTTACAAATCTACATCAGGTGGTGCTTGGCAATGCTTCGATGATCACATAGATTGGTTTCAATATGGTATGGATGGTCCTGTTTTTAATACAGGAACAGGTGTAGGAAATACTTATTCTATTCCTTCTTCAGATGATCCAAGTCCTACCTCAGACATTTGGGATAGAGGTATTGCTGTTATTACTACTGATGGACTTACAGTGAATGGTACAGGTGTGAGACAAAAAGAAATTCAATCTCACGGATCTTTTAATTATATTACAAGAGTAAGTTACAACATTCATACAATAGGATTTTTTATTACAGGTCCTTTTTATATGCACGATGGATCACCTTTCTCTGGTGGTGGTAGAGGCTACGAAACAGTATCAACTTCAGGTGCTTCATACATTGCAAAGATTGAGAGAGGAAACTTTATGGCACAAGTATTACAGAAGGGGAAAGGCGTATGAGTTATACAGCACCAAACACATTTGTTACTGGAGATCCTATTGATGCAACACAAGTCGATGGGAACAATGAAGGACTAAGAAAATATTTAAATTCTCAAATCCTAGCAGGAGATGTAGATGCTGATACATTTTCTCCAGAACATCTTATGAAAGGATCCTACAATGCAATGCAGAATCAATATCAAATGATCTCTGGATTGGTTGGAGGAAAAAATTATTTATTAGCTTCAAGAGCAACAACAGGAATTTGTCATACTCCTTCTGGTTATGGTGTTCCTTCTAGCCCAACTTATGTTTGGTTATCTAATGGCGGCATTAGTTTTTATCTAGAAGAAGAAGCAGATCTTTTGTTTCAATGGTATGGACAACCATACACTACTTCGATAGATGATAATAAATTTACTGCTGCTAGATTTTATATTGCATTTGATGATCAGCAGTGGTACACTACAAGACAAAAGACTTGGCAGGAAAAAGCATTACCTTATCTTACAAGAAATTATTGTTCATCGTTTCACGTAATGAAAGGTGTAGAGGCTGGTTGGCATACCTTCTCTTTGAAAGGTTATACCACAGAAGCATACAGTATTTTTCTGGCTTGGGGATTTACATTGGAGGCTTATTATAAACTTCCTAATTCAGCGAATCTCCCACCAGATATTCCAGATGAACCAGAAGACCCAAGCCCAGCAGAGTAGGAGGATTATACTATGGCTTTAGAAGATAACGAAAAAGATATGTTAGCAACAGGTTTGCAATACGGTGGTATGGGAGCGGCTATTGGTGCACCCATCGGAGGTCCAATAGGTGCTGCTATTGGTGGCGGTATTGGATTAGCAGGCGGTATGGCTGCTTCAGCCTTACTTGGTAGCGGACAATCAGAGTATGAACAGTACAGACAAGAACAAATAAATGAATTAAAAAGAAGACAAGAATTAGGTTTGTTAGGTTTGACTGATGAAGAAAGAGCAAACTTACAAGCACAAATGATTGATCCTATCAGGTCGCAGCAAAGACAGCAACAACTCCAATACGCTGGTATGATGACTGGTATGGGTGGTCAAGCATCTGATGCTGCTAGGTTCCAGATAGGACAGGAAGCAAGACTTGCTGAACAGATGCAACCTGCTATGACTGAGATTGCTAGAGCAGACTTGGCAAAGGCTAGATATGAAGAACAACAACTTCAGGCTTTGTTGAGAGAACAAGCAGGACAACAACAAGCAGAAGAAAGATACAGACAACAACAGATTATGCAAGGTCTTAGTATGGCTGGTTCTGCGTTGGGTGAGTATGCTGCTGCCGAAGGTGCTGCCGCTGCTAAAGAAGCAGAGATGAAAGCATTGCTTGGAATTATTCAGGGCGGTGGACAAGGTGCTTACAACGATGGAACAGCAGCAGGAACAGCAGCATTGTATCAATCAATCTACGGAGTGGATCCAACAGGGGGAAAGTAGAAAGCCCTGTTGCGTCTCCTCAACAAACAGGTAATGGAGCAGGGCAACCAGACGGACTATTTCCAGCAGGTGGAGTAATGCCTACCATAGATAAAGGCACTACTTCTTT